GCTTCTTTAATGCCATGCCAATCAGGTGTCTTGTCAGTGTGCAGATAGTGGTTGAACTTCTCGTGCAAATTGATCATGGGGTGATTGCTTCTCCATATATTTTATCAGGAAAACCTCACAAACCTACATTATTTTATAATTTCTTTGGATTCAACGGTCATCCGCTGCTCGGTGCTCGGAGTAATAGATGTCAAACTGTCCACCAGGATACCGTTTCTCCAGTTTCTTGACGTTAGTCTCGATTACTTCCTCAAAGGAGACACCCAGTGCTTGAGTTGCTTGAGCGACATACCACAGCAGGTCACCCAGTTCGATGATCATGTGCTCTCGGTTGTCCTCGTTAAAGGGTTTGCCTTGGAACACCATCTTCTTAATGATCTCCAGGAACTCACCACCTTCAGCATTAATCCCAACACCAGCAGTAAGAAGACGCTCAATATTGGCACCATTTCTATCAAGTTCAACAATGCGGTCAGCAAAGTCAACGAAATTTGTTGAAGCATCGGACGTAACACCCGATACAAACTTTTCATAGCGTGAGAAATTGATTGTCATGTTAGATTACGAATTGAGAAAATTTGTCTAGTCTGGATTGCCTGTCGGAGATGTCCTCTAGGCGGTCAAAGGTCTCCTCTTCAGGAGCGTCGGAGGTGATGTCTCCATCAGCATCATCGACATTATACAACTTCATCTTCGACCTGTCAATCCCCACGGTGAAGCGGCGATAGTAGGTGAGATCGTTGTATCGGTTCTTGAGTTGTTTAACAATGATACGACCCGATTTTTCAAGTTCTTCAGTAGAAATGAGAGCAAGCATAAGGTCGGCAGTAGCAGGTAGACCAAAAGACTCACTGGTATCAGTGAGATCGACATCACTGTTACCGAAACCAGAACGAGTAGTTTGAGTAGCAGATACAATAGGTAGATCATGCTCGACAGCAAGACCACGAAGCTCTTCTGCAATCGCTTTAACATACGTGTAACTGTTGACAATGTGACCTTTGTATCGTGACGAAGCACAGATGTTGAGGTAGTCGATGAAGATAATTTGTGGTCTGAAGTCTTTCTTGAGAGCAAGATCACTCAACAATGATTTGAAGTGACCAGAGTGTGCTGATGCAGTAGGATACTCCTTGATAATCAACTTACCTTGAGACTTTCTACCAATTTCATTGACTCGATTCTCAAAGATTGTTTGAGGCATGGTGGCAATGTCCTTGATATTGACGTTCAACAGGTTGGCGTCAATACGTTCAGCGATCTTCTCTTCTGCCATCTCCAGTGTGATGTACAGCACGTTGAATCCAATGGATAAACATGATGCTGCCATGTGACACATGAACAAAGACTTACCTACGCCTGTGCCAGCGAGTGCAATGTTCAGTGACTTGTTAGGCAGACCACCTTTGGTAATGACATTCAGTTTCTCAATGTCAAATGGAATCTTGTTCTCTTCTAGGTGGTAGTAATCATATCGATCAGTTACTTGCTCGATGTAGTCGTGTCCGATGTGTTCGTCGAACGATACTGCGAGAGCGTTCTGTAGAATTGAGGGGATCGCATCCTTTGATACTTCCTTATCACCTCCTCCCTCTGCGATTTTGATAGACTCAAGTAGGGCGTTATAGACTGCCCTTTCTTGACACCACTTCTCCGTCGTGTCAACCAACCACTTGGTCTCAATATAATCTTCAGACATCTCGCCAAGAGACGAGACACACTGCGTATGAGTTTCTTCAGTAAGGTCATTACGTTGGTTCAGGTTGATAATTAAGACTTCTTTAGTCGGATACTTATCATACTTGTTAGAGAAATCTTGAATCTCTTCAAAGAGGACTCGCTCTGATAATTCTTGAAAGTATTCCCCCTTGATGAAGGGGACTACCTTCCGAAAATACTCCTCATTGCAAAGCAGGTTCCTCAAAATTGAGAGTTCAAGCTTCTCCGTCATCTTCTGCTCCGTACAAGAATGTCTTCTGTGCCTGTTTATCTAGTTGGGCAAGAACTTCGGGTGTGAAATAGTGCTCGGGATCTTTCAGGATCTGTTTGGCATAGACTTTCTTGCCGTCGATTTCATATCGACCAGCAACATTCTTCCACAGACCTGCTGCCTCACCGAGCTCAAGCAATCCATAGTGTTGTTCCAGACCACGTTCATCAAAGAACAGTCTTGTTTCAATCTTGGAACCTTCTCGGGTCAGACGAGACTTTTTAGCCTCGCATTTGATAATGTTTCCGATGAGTACCGTTCCATCTTTTTCCTTTTTCTTTCCGAGATAAACGATTGTAGAGGCGGAATATTTGAGACCACTTCCTCCTCCCATTTCCTTTGTAGGAACGTAAGCGCCGATGACATCATAGGTATGATTGGTAACTAACATTGGTATATTAGCCATGCCAAGCTTGAGTGTCAGGATTCTGAAGCAAGACTTAATCAATTGAGATTTTGTCATGTCACGAACTTGCTTGTCGTCCGTGGCATCCTGCACTTCTTTGTTGGTGGCTAGCATACCAAGAGAGTCTAACACAAACATCATGGGAACGCGATCGTCTTTGGGCGTTTCCATATATTTGTCCACGATCCGAACTGCTTGGGTTCGGAACTCTTCAATGGTATTGACAGGCATGATGATCAGACGCTTGGAATCGATGCCACGACTCTCGATCATGTTCCTACTAATGGCAGACTCGGTTTCAAAATAAATGACGCCAGCGTTAGGATTAGTATCAAGGAAAGAGCGAACGACAGAAAGACAAAAGAAAGTCTTTCCAGTGCCTGATTCTCCTGCCAGGGCAGTGATTTTGTTGGAAGGAATACCTCCAAAGATCGAACCACTAACAAGGGCATTAAAGATATAACTACCAGTATCAACAAAAGTTTCAACGTCACCAGCAGCAATGCCGTCAGATGCACGAGAAGCATATTCATTCTTGGTGTCCTTCAGGATAGAAGATAAGAAGTCCATAATTAAAAGAGTGATAGTAGGGAGGTCGTTCGCTCGGAGTTCCAACCGATGCATTGTAGCACATTCTTGAGTGGTTCGTAAAACGACTTCTCGAACTGCATTTTGTGGTCGATGTACTTCTCGATCTGGAACTCGGTAGGGATCCTACCCATGAAAGAGATAGTGTTTTCCATGATGGGGTTTGGAAGTCTCAAGTACAAGAACTTAACCTTCTCACCCTCCTGAATGCTGGCATGTTTATGCTCAACTTTGTGCTTCTTTAGATACCAGTTATAAAGCAGGGCACCACGCACATGAATAGGTGTCCCCTTGTCATAGATGTCAGTTCTGTTGCTGTACTTCTTCAGATTATTACAACCACGAGGGAATGCAATGTCCTGGTAGTCTTGTTTCTTTGTCTCTTGCCTGACCTGTTCAATAAAATCAATGACATCATCGTTAGTGCCGTTGATAATGATGGTGTATGCCTTGAGAAGTTTGTCTCGGAAGTATGCAGGAGTAGATGAACGTGCCGTCTCCATACCACAGATCTTCATCTTGGGTTCAGAATAACGAACACCCTCACTGTCCCAGACGTTGAGGATATATCTCTTCTTGGCAGTCCAAATGCCTTTAGAAGCGATGTTCTCCCGCTTCATCTTCATCTTCTGCGAGTATGCCCGAACATAAGTGGCGAGCTCTTGGTAAGAACTTTCAATAAACTTCTCAAATTCCACCTCACACACCTTGTTAAGGAACCCAACAATGACTTCATCATCTGCCTCTCGTCCCTCGAATACCTTTTGCACCAAAGGACCCAGGTTAAGGTACATAGAATCGGTGTCGCAAGCAATAACGTAATCAATGTCATTTGTCTTCAGAATATTGTTCAAGTATGCATTGGTCTTGTCACTAATCCAACGGATAGACAACTGACCTGATAGTGTGATTGCTTCTGCAATCTCTAGACGATAGTAACGGAAGTGTTCATTGCCGATAGCACCATAAGCACTGTTCAACTGGATCTTCCTTGCCATCTGGATGTTGTTACAGCGAGAGATTTCCTTCTGTAGTTCAACTGTGGGAGTCTTCTCATACTGCTGCTTGGCAGCGAGCATCCTCTTCTTGTAGATGGTTCGTTCTTGATAGATCTTCTCCATCAGTTTGGGAAGGAATCCCTGCTTTTTGGTGGTGTAATAGGTGCCGTTAGCACACAGTGTGACCCCCTCCAAGGCGCTCGTGTCTACCTCTTGGGCAAGTAGTCTATCGACGTTTGCAGACGGGTGACGACGGGGTAGCAGCGTCTCTGGCGAGAGGTTGTACTGCATAATGAGGTGAGGGTATAGGGAGTTGAGGTCAAAAGAGACCACCCAGTCATAAATCCCTGGAATAGGTTCCTTAACGTAGGCACCAGCATACTTGTCACTCTTTGTGTTGACATGTTTAGGGGGAATCGCAATGTTTTGACGAGCAAGATAGACATAGATGATGTTGTCCCACATTCGTACCTGTGAGTACACATCCTCAAAGTTTACTTTGGCATCATATGCCATGGTGATAGCAAGTTCTAGGAGTTTCATCTTGTCATCCAACCTGTCAACCAGGCGAACGTCAATGATGTTGTACTCTACAAACTTCTGCCAATCCTTTGTGTAGAACTCTTTGAAGGTGTCGTGCTCACTGTGGTCTAGTTTCTTCTGTCCTAGTTCCACAAATGCAATGTGGTCCAGACGATATGACTCTTGGTTGGTGTAGGTGAACTTACGATACAACTCAAGATAGTCTAGTGTTGCTACACCAGTGATATCATAGGCAAGTTGTTCCCTGCCTTTGATAAAGATCTTGCGTGGATAGATGTTCTTCCAAGGCGACAAGATCTTTGCAGATCCTGCACCTAGGATACGCTCAATGCGACCTACAATATAGGGCATATCGAACAACTGTACGTTCCATCCCGTAATAACATCGGGACAGTTTGCCTGCCAGTCATGCAGGAATGCCTTCAGCAGACCTTCTTCGGTCTGGAAGTGCATGTAGTTCACGTCCTTCTCTGTGCTTACAAAGGGACGTGAACCGTATACAGTAATCTTGCCAGTTGTGGAGTCTTTAATACTAATGAGTAGAATTTCTTGGTCAGCAGACTCAATGTCTGGGAAACCATTTTCAGCACCAGTCTCAATATCAAGGGTGTAGACTCGGATCTTGTTCATGTCCCACTTCATATCCTCATCAGGATACTCCTCAAAGATATACTGATTGAGGAAGCGAGTCTGACCACAGATCTCGAAGTCAGGGAGCTCTTTATGAGTCTCGATGAACTGTTTAGCGTCCCTGATAGTGCCCTGTTTGACGGGGCGAACACACTTGTTATCCAAAGTTCTCCACTCCTCTTGTTTTTGGGAGGGGAGGTACAGTGTAGGGTTGAACTTGACACGATCTTCAAAGGGTAGTCCGTGATCGTAACCACGAACTAGGATCGTGTTACCCGTCTGCTGCACACTGGTGTAAAACTTCATTCAGATTTCATTTCGTAATAAAGCGATGCGGTTTTGCCATCAGGTTCAGCAATCAAAGTGATGTCTGAAGATCTGACCGCCAACTCACGTTCATCGGAGAAAGGTGGGAAGGACGTGAGACCGTCCTCCGTCACCTCATAGGGGTATTTTAGCACACAATCGGGATCCCCGAACTCAACACCAGGGATCTCTTCAACTTCGCTGATCAACCAGCGACTCTCAAACCGAAGCAGTTTCAGCATCAGTCACCTCCTCGGAAGGAACGAAACCAGTCTCTGCAGCAACTGCAGCAGCTGCTTCAACCTGTGCCTCTTCCATAGCGACTGCTTGGGCAACGGTCTGTACATATGCTTGCTCCAGACCAGGGTCAACAGAACCCACAGCGAGAACAGCAGCGAAAGGAATCTTGAATTGTGTGTCTCCAGAGTAAGGCAGCCACTTGTTAAAGCGGACCTGAACATCCTGTCCATTAGGACCAGGTTCTTCTGACTTCTCGATGCCGAGGGTGTAAGGACGGATCATGACAAGACACACGGGCTTGCCATCTTCTTTGTTTTCCTCCCGAACTTCCTGGAGATCACAAATGATCTTGTCTCCAGTAGATTGGAGGACTACAATAGCGTTTGCCATAACGGAAAAATAGTGAACGACGTAATTTTACCACAAAAAAATGGGGGTGTCAACTGGATTTTGCCAGTTACCCCCGTGCGGCGACGATATGAAATTATTTATTCGAGTAGTAATTCTTTTGTTCCAGAGATATCATAAACAATTCTACGCTGGTGTTCTGGAATATATTTGTTTAACTGAACTACCAGTAGTCCATCCTCAAAGCTTACATCACCGACTTTAACGTCGTCCGAGAGTTGCCACGTATTGACAAATGATCGTTTCGATACTCCACGGTGGAGGTATTCAACTTCAGGATCTCTTGCCGCATTTTTAGTGGCAACTTTGAGAATGTTTGATTCTGTAGAGACTTCAATCTCCTCTGGTTTAAATCCTGCCAGAGCAATTTCAATGGTGAATTTGCTGTTGTCATGCTTGATTAGATTGTAAGGGGGGTAGTTAGTATTATGATTTGACATACTATCTAGTCGATGAAAAATATCATCGAGCCCTACAAAGTGAGGGGAATATATATCCCAAGCGTACTTGTTCATGAGTAACTCCTATAGTTAGCGAGTGTTTTTGTGTGGTCCCCGAAGGCAACCGTTGGCGTAAAAGGGGGACCTAGGTCCCTCGCCTTCTACACTACTAATTATAAGAGAACATTAAAAAAGTGCGGTAGTATTTACCACACTTTTTAAGATTAGTTTACTATACTTCAGTCTTTTTACGACCGATGTTGTATTTGGACTCAAGGATCCAATCATCTTTATCTTTAAATGATAGAACCTTAATTTGATTCAAGGGTGCAATATCTTCGATACGTTCTGCTTCCACCACAGATACTAAACCCCAGTCAGACAGTAACTGTGCAATACGATTACGTCTCTGGACATCATTCTGTGTAAGGTTTGTCTTCTTCCCATCTAGGGCGAAGAGTTCCTTAAAATGAACAATGTAGTATCTGCCCTGCTTATGAAGGATGTGGCAAGACTGGTATAGTTTGCGTTCTTTTCTAGAAGCAACACCGATACGGGTCAGAGTCTCACGAACCTTCAGGAAATCATCTGGTTCAGACAGACTTACTTCCACCATGTCCGAAGGTTGCCACTGTACTTCAATTTCAGTTGTCATCTTATTCCGCCTGTATCTAATAGTTTGGCTATCTGTTCAAGATCAGAATTCGTGAGGATACGTAGAGCGGCAAGTGCTTTGTTATGGTTATATCCATAATATTGCTTCACCAATTCAAGATGCTCAAGAGTTTCTTTCTTTGCCCAAGGAGCGTAACGCTTCCTAGGTTTCAAACTATTTATATAAAAGTCATATTGCATCTTCTTATCCAACTCGGGATGCTTGTTCATCTCATTGGCGAACAAAACAGCATCAGTGTGCTGTGCCATACACTTGTTGATAATAAAAGGAGGGTAACCTTTTACAGCACCCTCATCAGCGTCCATGATATTCTTCTTGGACTGGTTAATTGAATACAGATAATCTGTAAGTTTGTAACTCATGTTTTAGCAGTGACTCCTAGAACTTTAGCGTTGGGATTACGAGCAAGAGCAACCTCTCGTGCTTCTTGGTAGTCGCGAGCGATCACCTGTTCGGTGAAGACGGTGCCTGCGACATAGAGTTTGACTTCACACTTCATAGTTAGTCAGCACCAGTTCGTGCCGTTTTGCTTGATCTGTATTATAACTCCCCACGCTCCTCATGGTGTAAGTGTGTGCAAATTCTCCTACTGTCCACCCCTCGAACCGTTCTTTGATAAGAGCAGACGAGTTGTAAGATATACATTGAGGACCAGCAAAGCGATCACAATCACGAGCGAAGGCATCATGATCGAAGGACTTGTGCATAGACCCTTTCCGTCCGTAGAGGTTATCTCTAATATCATATGGGGGGTCGAGATAGGTGAATACATCTCGACTGTCGGTAAAGAGCTCTTCATAAGATAGATTAGTAATTTTCCAGTTCTCGATCAGTTCTCCGAATTGAGGTAGTCTATCAATTCCACGCATCGAGAAATTGCTTTCTGACGCTTGCTTGCTGAAGGAGCTGGATTCAGTGAGACCAGAAAAAGAGCACTTGTTAACAACGTAAAAACTAATAGCACGAGTAAGTTTGGATGCTTGATCATCGTTTACTTTTTCCTTTGCTTGGTTGAACAGAACTCTAGCAGATGCTGGTTCGCAATACCGATACTTCAGTTGTACCAGTTGATCACGCATCTCTCTACCATTGTCACGCACCTCACACCAGAAGTTATACAATGGTTCGTACAAATCATTCACCCAGATATTCATCTTGGGATAACGTTTCGTGATCTCAATGGCAACACTACCACCACCGAGAAATGGTTCACGATACTCTCTTACCTGGGTAAGGTCGGGGAGGTATTGGAACAGTTTGCTTACCGCTCTGCTTTTCCCGCCTGGGTAACGGAGCGGTGTTTTCAATGACTTCATAATCAGGAGAATTGTACTTCAAATATTCACGAAAGATGTGCTTCATCTCTCGTTCAGTCATGCCACAGTGTCTGGCTGCAGCAGGTAAGTTCATTGTAGCACGAAAGAGACTTTCATTCGCCTCTTGTACGTTCTGGGGAGTCGTCTTCTTCATCGACATAACCTGCAAATTCAAATTCTTCAATTTCGCTAACTGGAACTTCGTGCTCACCAGCAATAAGATACCAGTGATGTCCAGCACGTTCTCCCAGATATTTCATCTGGTCTTCAGCAAACACATTCTCACGTAGTGCTGCTTGAATTTTGAGGTGGACAAGTTCTTCGTTACTAGGTACATTCATTAGAGAACCAGTTTCTTTTTAGGGGTGATTACTTTGGAGAATAGTCCTTCATATTGCTCTGCCAGATCAGGGTTGGGTTCAGTAACATACACGATGTAGTCTTTAGCAATCCTGATAGAGACTCCTTCCTTGGCAATAGGTGCCCATGGAGCAAATCCAATATGCCCTTGTTGAGCAGGCACTGCTACCACAATGTTCTCACATTGATAAGCATCATCAGTTTCTTCTGCAATGGTGGTGAGAACATCCTCACCAGAATACAGACGCATCAATACAGTTTCACTCATCTTTTAAATAGGTAGCAATAAGGGCAATTCTCCTTCCGTTGGAAGAAGATTCATGACAATGCTGGTAGGAACCATTAAATGTGACTGCCTTGTCTTCTTTGGCGGTCACACTATGCTCATTATCATCTTCATCATACACCAAAGTTCTGCCTTTGTCAAACTTGTTTAAGTAAATGATCAGATTCTCATGTGGATACTCGTGATCAACATGCTTGACGCTAGTACCTTCGGTGTCAAAGACTAGGTTGACAGCAATACGATAGAACATGTGTACTTCTATCTCATTCATACCCAGAATTTGTCGGCAAACAAACGCAGCAAGTCGCGTATGTTCACTCAACGATATGGTATATGGATTCTCCTGCCCTGGTCTCGCTAGAAAGCAGTGAGACATCAGGTGCAGGTCATCAGTTTGATTTTCAATTGTTGTTCCATAGAAATTCCATGGAAAATTAGGAGACATAATAGTCTCCTTCAACTGTTTGTATGCTCCTGTCTTGTAGTTTTTGAGCGTTGTGATCATTTGAAGTCTGGATTAATCCATTGAGACTCTTTGCCATTGCGTTCAACAATAACACAGAATGCGTCTGGATTTTCAGCTTTCATTTTTCTCAAAATTGAGTCTGTTCCTTGCTGATGACTAGGCATCTTGTAGTGGAACTCACGCTTCCGTTCTTCAGTGTAGTAGATGGTGACGTGGAATGCATTTACGGTCATAGTTTCATTTAAAGTCGCAACCAAGCATGACTTCGGTTAGGCATGCAAGTAAGTTAATTTCTTGATCGGCAACGAATGCGATCTGGTACTGATACTTGGCGATAATCAGCACTGCTTCTGGGATGTACTTGGGTTTAACATTCTCATAGAGAGTGTTATAGATCTTACGCATGACAATGTTTGGGTCATTGTCGATGTTGTCTGTCACCCATCGTTTGATAGTGGTGAACTCCTTGTTCTTCATCGCTTTCACAAGGTCATCCAGTTTGATGTCAGCAATATCAACCAGAATGTCTGTGTTGATAGCACCAGCAGCAGCGTGGCGCTGACACTCATTGATCAAACGACGCCAGTCTGGATAGTATCGTTCGATAAGTTTGAGGAGAACTTCAGGTACATACTCACAATTGTTCTCTTCCAAGATGTTCTTCAAGCGTTTGAAGAACTTCACCTGTAGACCAGCTTGATCACCCTTCTTGATCTTGAAGTCAACCACAGTGCATCGAGAATGCAGTGGTTCGATGATCTTGTTAGGGAAGTTGCAAGTGAAGATGAACCGACAGTTGCTGTGGAACTCTTCGATAGCGGTCCTCAAGGACAACTGCACGTCATTGGTGGTGTTGTCTGCCTCATCGATGATAACGACCTTGTGGGCGCTGCTAGAGGACAGAGAGACAGTGCTGGCGAAGGTGCGAACCTTCTGTCGAATGGTGTCTAGGAAGCGACCTTCGTCACTACCGTTGATCACGATGTAAGAAGCACCAATCTCTTCACACAATGCCTTTGCAACGGTGGTTTTACCGATGCCTGCAGTGCCAGGGAGCAGCAAGTTAGGAAGTTCACCCTGTTCAACGAAACCTTTGAACACATCTAGAATGCTGGGAGGAAGAATACAGTCATCAATAGTACGAGGACGGTACTGTTCCACCCAAAGGAATTTTTTATCCATCATTAAATAATTCAATAGGTTCAAAAATTTCATCCATAGATCCTCTCCTGTGAAAGGAGTCTGGATGATTCATAATATTACCACGAATATACTCACCTGTCCCAGGAGACTTGGCAGTATAGAACATGGCTTTCTTTTTTACTTTACACCAATCAATAGCATAAAGCAATGCAGTTCCATCAATCTGACCGCTAGCAAAATCTGCAGTAAGTGTTACATAAGAGTTTGCTTCCGTCAGTAAGAACCCAACTTTGTCTGGTTTCATCCAATCTGGCATGTCAGGATGTTTCAACCAAGCACAAAGATAACTATCACAACACTCTGGTTTTGATGGATCGTCATGGATACCACAACCAGAATCGACTAGATATGGGCAAGGGTGACCTGGATATACTTGGTGTTCTTTTGCTTGGAGCGTTAGATTTCCCCTACAACACAGAGTACACCCCCCACATTCTCTAGTCAAGGTTCAAGTGCAATAAGGTATTTCAAATCAAGACGCTGGTGCTTCCAGATGCTTGCCCACTTCTCTTTCACCTGAACATGATAGTCACCTGTGTGTAGACGCAGGTTCTCCATCTTCATGCGAAGGTGGAACTCACCAGTGCTATTACCAAGAACATCCTGTTCGTAAACGTTACAGGTGTCATCTTCTTTGTCGAAGAGTTTGATGGTAATCTTGCCATCAGCATCAGAACAGAATGCAAGGTCGGGAAGACAATACACCTGGGATGCTTTCTGCAATGCCTGAATATCTTCTTGAGAAATATTGAACTCAAGGTCAGTTTCAGGTTCAGAGATGTCTTTCTCTGGTGCTGCCTTCAGCGTGATCTCTGGATCAGAGAAGTAGTAACGTGCTTTCCTGCCGTTACCGACAATGTTCACATACTTGTTGCTTTCAAACTCAAGCACTGGCGAGTCGAACAGACTCAATCCAGACAAGAACTCTGACAGATCATAGATGCCAAACGTCTGTGGAAAACTTTCTTCGCACTTGAACTGGGAGATGACATTCTCACCAACACTAATGGTTTTAAGAGTATTACCCTCACGGATCATGATAGAAGCATTGATTGTACAAAAGTTCTTCAGGATCTGGTGGGTATCTCTAGATAGAATCAATTTACTCATTGGTTGTAGGGTTCAGTAACGTTAGACTTGTCAGAGAAATGCAAGAGAAGCAGACCGTAGTGAAGGATCTTGACGATATCACGACGGGCAGTGCCCTTCTTGTCATACCGAGAAGCATACTTGAGGATGTTGCTACGGCAGAATGCCTCTGCATCACCACATGCTTCGATCAGGTCTAACGTTTGAATGCTGTCGTTACCAGCAGAATAGTGTTGTTCATAAGTTGCAGAAATGTAATCACGTAGCTCCTTTAACAGAGCATCTTCATTATATTTGAAAGTCATGCTTGATAGATGTACTCCAGTTGATTATGATAGCACCTCTCAACGGATCCGTCAAGGGTCTGAACATAGAGTTCCAGACCCGTACCGCCGAGGATTTTGACTGACTTCCCAGTCTTCAGCATTGCAATGCTACCGATGTAATTATGCATCTTGGTCAGGTGATTCGGCATTCTCATCAATTTTGTCGTAGAGTTCAATAAAGGACGTTTTGGTTTCTTCGTCGAAACGATTGGTGCAAACTTCGATAGACTTCATACGCTTACCGAAGATCTTGTACGCTTGGACAATGTGGACCAGGCGGCGAGTGCTGATCACCTCATCGATACCACCATCACGAAAGGTCTTGCGAATGATGTCTGCCCAGTCTACCAGTTTGGTGACGAACTCATCATCTTCACAGAGTTTTGAAAGGATCTTCGATTCAACAGCAGGAGTAGGATACTCTTGCTCGAAGGTGATTGGGAAACGCTCAAGGAATGCTTCGTTCAGAACGTTGGTGCCAATGAAGCGACCGTCATCAGAACCCTTACCCTTGGTGTTTGCAGTGGCAACCACAGTGAATCCATCAGTAGGTTGAATGAACTTACCAATCTTTTTCAGAAAGATTCCCTTTCCTTCGAGCACGGATTGTAGACAAAGGATTTTGCTGGAGGCAAGGTCAATCTCGTCAAGGAGCAGGACCGCACCGCGTTGTAACGCTTCGATGACTGGACCGTTATGCCATACAGTGTTGCCGTCCACAAGACGAAACCCACCAATAAGATCGTCTTCATCAGTTTCTACAGTAATGTTTACACGAATCAGTTCCCGTCCGAGTTGAGCACACGCTTGCTCGATACCGAACGTTTTACCATTGCCCGAGAGACCCGTGATAAACGCAGGGTAGAAGAGACGGGACTTAATAATTTTTTTAATATCAGCGAAATCACCAAACTGGACGAAGGTATCATCTTTCTGGGGGATAAGGTTGAGTTCTACTGCAGGTTCTGCAGCGGGTGCATTATATTGTACTTCAATTTGCTCGGCAGTGAGACTCCACTTACCATATCCGACCTTGTATTGATCAAGGCGTTTGCAGATGGTGGGGTAGGAGACTCCAAACTCATCAGCAGCTTTCAGAACTGCTTGACTACCAAACTCATTGCCAAAGTTATCGGAGAGATACTGGGTGAGGACAACAGGGTCGATGTTAGCGGAACGAGGCATTGGTCTTTGTGTCGATGAACTTATTATAGGGCATGATGCCCCTGAAACCAGGGGCAGTGGACGGTTTTTTAGGCGACCATATCGACAAAGGAGGACAAGATTTTCTTGTTCGTAGTCTTTGCCTTCAACATAGTCTTGAATGCCTTGGCGATCTGTGCCTTGGTAGCATCTTCCTTGACTTCAAACTCGGAAGATTGATTGACTGAAGTAGATGCAATCAGGTACAGGGACTGGAATCCAAGTTGCTTGGTGAAGACGAAAGACTTATCCTTTCGCCACTTCTTAAGAACGTTGTCGGCAGTTTCATTGTATGTATTTCGATACAAGTAAGAAAAATCACCACCAGTCAGGATTCTGAAACCAAGGAAGTTCACGTCAGGATAGTTTTGACGCAAGTTCTCAAGCAAAAGAGTGGTGATATTGTCATTGAAATTAGAACTAACAGAGCGAGAAACGTGTCCAGTCTTACGATCACGCAGTCGAACGTCATGAGACACAGCACGTTGACCCCAGTAGCAGTGACGACCTTCAGCTTTGATAGAAACATTGTAGCTGATGTTGTTTGACTCACCATCAGTCAGAATCACAGTGTTGATCTTCTGAACACCAGTCATTTTCTTGAACATGGGGATGATTTCATGCAAAGAAATGATTGATTCGTTCAATGGAGTGCCACTCAAGTCCAAACCAGCAGGTGTAGTGACACCATACATGTTCATGAAGTAACTGATGCTGAACAGATTGCAGCACTGACGATCAAAATTCTTGGTGTTGGCACGAGATGACAGCACATTCAGGAGAGAAAACCGCTTGTGGAAAACTAATTTGTTCTCCTCACGGACACATTTCTCTTCCACGATTGTCGGGTCATAGTCATGCTCATCTGGGTCAAGGAAGCGACGGTGCCACTCATATGTGAAGGCATAAACCTCAAAAGGAATGTTTACCTTGCGACAGAACCACACCAGGGACAGCAATTGCTTGATTGTGTCCTGAAGATAGTTCGACATGGACCCAGACCAGTCAAGAATGAAGATCATTCCATGGTTTTTACCGTCAGGAAGGATAGAAATCTTCTTGAACAGGTCCTCATTGTACTTGTATTGGTGCAGTTTTGCTGTATCAAGCACACCAGTACGTGCAGTTGTAGTGCGAGCATGAGAGTCTGCTGCCTTCTTACACTCAAACTCTTTGACCAGGTAACCTACCTCTTTCGCTGCTGATTTCTTGTACTCATTGTACTTGTTAGTGACAAATCCGATGGGATCATCGTAACGATTGTGTGCATTTTCAGCATAGTGTGCCTCAATGTGCTTCTGAAGCACTGCGTGGTCCACAATAATCTGGTCGATGTTCATCGTAGGAATCTCAACGTACACAGGATCAGAATGATACGGTGCATTTTCGACTAGATCTTGGACCTTTTCATCGAAAGAACGTTGAGTTTCAGCAGTGTCACCACCAGCAGAACCACCAGCTGCTACTTCACCCTCTCCTAGTTCACCTTGATCATTGTCAGGTTGCTGCACAGATTGTGCGCCATCGTTACTTGGAGTATCACTGGGTTGCTTGGATTCTTGTGACTCAACCTTCTCCATAGTGCCTTGAGCAGCACCAGATTGTGGATCTACAGGTGCATCTACGTGCTTTTCCTGCTGGGAATAGGCATAGATCTCCTGACAGACAGCAATAACGTCGTCAAAAGTCTCACAATTCTCCACTTTCTTCACCATCACACGCTCCTCATCACTGAAAGGCATGGCAGAGAAGGCACCAATCTTGCAGTGGAGATTGATACGGTCGATGAAAGAGATGTTATCCAGTGCTTCATCGTTGATCGAGAAGAAGTCTTGGTTGTCGAGTTCTTGGTAACCTTTGAAGAAAGTCTTGGACAAACCAGGGTATTTTCTCTTCATTAGTTTCTCGATGCGAGCATCTTCCACCACGTTGACATAATCCTTGGGCACCTTTGCTACCTCTGCCCAGTCAATGTTGGGTGTGTAGAGGGCATGACCGACCTCATGACCCACCAGCAGGTCGTAGACGCTGTTAGAAGCGTTCCAGATGGGCAGGGTAAGGACACGAGTGTCAACATTGAAGGACGCTGTGGGGACCTTACGATGCTCAACCACGAGGTTCTCTGTAGCGAGTAGGCGAGCGAGGTTACCTTTGATTTCTGCGGTGTTCATCGGTCTCTTGCGTTGATGCACATAGTATATACAAAAAAAGGGTGCCCGAAGGCACCCCTAGACCGCTTCTGCAAGTGTCTCCTTGACGACGGAGAAGTTCTTGACCTTCTCACACACGAGAGTTCTGTCGAATTTCCCCTCCAAACTCTCCTTGTGACTGATGACGAACACGTTTGTATTGTCATCGAAGTTGCGTAGGATCCAACCTAGTTCACCAGTGCCGTTGTTGTCAAGAGAACCATCAAAGATTTCATCGAGGATAAGGATGTTAGTGTCAACGCTATTCTTAAGTTTAGCGATAGAACGCCAAGTAAGCAGCAGAGCAATATCAATACGAGCTTTCTCTCCCTCGGAGAAAGATTCGTAAGAAAAGATATCCCTAAACCGCGACTTGATCGTTTCCTCAAAGTTCTCATTCAATGCGAAGTTGATGTAGAAGTCCATGTTCTGAAGATACTGGTTGATGAGTTTGTTCATCACTGGCAAGTATCTCTTGATGATTCTGGTTTTGATACCATTATCTTTCAGGAGATGAGATGCTGCTAGCAAAGTGTCTCTATCTTTTTTGACGAGGGCAATTTGCTTCTTCAGGTTATCACGTTCTTCCAACAAGTATTTTAACTTCTCTTCTTCCTCGGAGTTATCATCTTTGGAATTTTGTAATGTTTCTACATCTGTCATCAGTTGCCTGACGTTCTTATTGATGCGTGTAACAGTAGCATTGTGACCAGCAATCTTCTGCTGGATGTCATTCAACTCCTTGCTTTTGACCAGGTGTTGTTCACTTCTCTCTTGCTCATCGAGAATGTTGCATCGAAGTTCTTCGATAGCGAGGACAAGTTCTTTGACTTGACTTCTAATGATACCTGATTTGTTTTCTTTAACTTCTTTAGATATAGATTGACTACACGTAGGACATGTGTCGTTCTCCTCAAAAAACTCGTGCTGTTTCTTGTAAGTCGTACATTTGTTTGTAAGTTTTCCTTTCAAGTTGTTTAAAGTCAGGAGTTTCTTGTTCGCGCTTTCTAAACCACTTAAATCTTCATAAAGTTTTTCACTTTCTTCATGAAGTTTGGATACGGATCCTTGACAAATCTCTTCTTCTCCTAACAATTTGTCAATGTACTGCTGCTTCTCTTTGATCAGGGACTCATCACGAGTGGACAACTGATCAATCAACCGACGTTGCATGTCAATCTTTTGATCTGCCATGTCACAACTGTAATCAACCTCTCTCATCTCTTCAGTAGAAGACTTCATCTTATCTTTGAGAGCGATGTTCATCATCGAGAAGATCTGGATGTCCAGGATGTCTTCAATAATTTCTCTACGCTGTGCTAGAGGCAGTCGCATGAACGGAACGAACGTTGACGAACCTAGCACAACGATTTGAGTGAACGACTTATAGTTCATCTTCAGGATGTTCTGTTCCAGATGCTTCTGATAGTCAGCAGCATTACTGGACTGATCTAGCATTGCCCCATTCTGCCAGATCTCGAACTTCGCTGGTTTGATACCACGCTTGACGACAAATTCGTTAGGACCGATCTTGAATTCGATCTCCACCATACAATCCTTTTCATTGACGCTGTTGACCAGCATCGGTTTGTTCACTTTACGAAAAGGTTTACTAAACAAAGAAAAGGTAAGGGCATCCAAAATGGTGCTCTTACCCGCTCCGTTAGTACCAATGATAAGATTGGTTTTGTTGGCAGTCAGATCGACTTCAGTAAAGGTGTTGCCAGTAGAAAGAAAATTCTTCCAGCGAACTTTTTCAAACGTAATCATGGAAATTCGTCAGGGGGTATAATGAAGTCGTCCACTGTGATTATAGCATACTTTTGATCTCTCTGCTCGCATGCTCCTACTATTAAATTCTTGTCTATTTCTACCAATGCTAACTGCAGTCCAGTCTCACACTCGGTCAACTGAATGGCATAACGCTCACAGTCATCCAACTCATCAAAGATCGGCACAACGTGGTCTCCACTATCTCTATCGACTATAGAGAACACACCTTCTGGCTTGTCCTTGAGAGTTAAGATGTAAGACATTAGACCATCTCGCAACTTTCAATATATAGCGATCTCATCAGTTTCTTCAGGTCAGATTTCTCTACGGTCATCTCTACCTCATCGATGTACTCATTGAGTAATGTCAGTGTGTCTTTGACTTCCAGGTCTGGTTCCTCTACGTTGTCTTCATCAACCAGAGTCTCTACAACTTTGATGTCATGCACACCTGCATTGTACAGGTTTTCCACAACCTTCTCAAACTTGTAGTAGTCACGCTTCTCTTCCACAACCAGTTTGACAAAGGTATCTTTGTACTCGGTGTAGTCTAGAACCATGTCCTTATCTACATCGTTGTAGAAGACCTTCTTGAAGATGTCATATGGATTCTTGACCATGCGAAGTTTGTTTGTTGCTGGTTCGTAGAGATGGAATCCACGTTGGTCAGCGTAATCATTCCAGAACATCTGGTAAGGATTGCCAAGGTATGTGATGTTACCCTTGCTTGACTTGTGGTGAAAGTGACCAGAGAAGACTTGCTTGAAGTTCTTATAGACCTTGGGGTCCATACCGTGCTCCATCTTCATGCCTGGTGTCACTTCAAACCCATCAAGTTCAAGGTGACCCATCACAATTTTCGCATCTGTCTGCTGGAGATGTTCCATCGTGGACGCTTCGTTCTCCCTATTGATCCAAGGGACAAAACAAATTCTCGTGCCCTCAATAGTAACAGTACACACCTCATCGTACACACGAATATTGTCATAGTTACCTAGCAGCAGGTCAGGAGAGTTGATGGAGTTTGTATTCTTGTAGTACACACAGTGGTTACCCAGGATTGTGTGTACAGTGATACCCATCTCTTCTAGGCGATCAAAGTAGTGAGCACGGATCCTGTTCCAGACATTGAAGTCAATTGCTTTGCGGTTATCAAACGTGTCACCTAGATCGATGATCTCTTTGATTCCTTTCTTTTCTAGTGTAGGGAAGAACACATCCTCATAGAACTTGAGGAAGTAATTCCAGAATGCCTGACTACCCTTACGACCATCGAGATGTTGATCAGTAATAAGTGCAATAGTCATCTGTTCATTCTTGTTTCAATGTTTTCTTTAATGCTACCCATGTCGGAGTAAGAGGCATTCATGCCTGCCATGTCACCATCATACGTGTCTGTGTGCATGATCTCCTGGTGTCCAGACTTCTCTAGGATCTTACTCTTGATCTCTAACTGACGCTTCTCTTTCTGAAT